ATCTAGCAAGATACTTAATGGCGTTGGCTTGACAGAAGTCTTTGTCAATACCTAAATGTCTTAACATATCTTGTACTTGAAAACCATCTTTAGTTGTACTATAATGTTCACTATAAGTTGATTTAATATAATCGTGTATTTCTTTTACTATCTTGTCTTCACCGTATTTCATTAGTTTATCCTCTTATCGTTATAACTTGATACTTTTCTTTTTGTTAATCTTTTGTTAAAATCTTTTCTTAATGATTGTCTGTCATATTTTTGACCATAATCATTAAACATATTTTTATCTCCCTCAGCTGACTCACCAAATGCATCTTCGTAAGTTTGGTAGTATTGTTTCTCATCTATCAATTCTACTTTGGTCACATTTTCAAAGTTCTTAGCTGTTTCTTTATAGTTCCAATCACAGAATTTTAAAACTTTCATCTTCATATTCTGTGTACTAAATTTTTTCTTATACTTAATTGGTACATTTCTATACACAGTTTCATAAGCGTAAAAATACTCACCAGACATTTCTGGGTCCATGTACTCTCTCAAATAACAAACATTGAAAGTCTTACTCACTATTTGCTCTCCATAAGTAATACTTCTTCAACATTGTCTTCTGTGATACCTACCATTTCTAGGTTATCAAGTTTCTTAACTTCTGCAACTGCAGTTGTTAAATCCATCTGACCATCTTTTAGTTTAAAGACAATCTTATCAACAGCGTTTTCTACTGATGTTTCTATGTATGCTTTTACTTTTGACATATAGTGTTCTCCTTTGTTGTAGTGTTATTATAATCTAAATTTTGTTCTTTATTCATCTTCTTAATTAATTTTGACTGATTGAACATTGACATAGTAGGGTTATTATATACTACTTTATTAACATTGTCAAGTCTTTTAATTAACAATTGTAGTCTTATTTTTTTTTCTTTGTTATTCATACTATTATAATATCAGGTTCAGCTGATAAGTACAGTATTATTTTGCTAGTTTTATAGGGGTTTTTAAGGTATTTTGCGTGATGTTCGTATTTTGGACTATTTCCAGTGGGTTTTTACCCATTCTTGTGTAGATTCGTGTGGATTTGGAGAGCCATGGAACACACAAACCTTAGCATTTGGGTCTTGTTCGTATGTAAATGAGGCCCTACCGAATCTTTCACCTTTACGATTTAACCATTTATATGATTGTGTCCATTCGTCAGGAAAAGAGATTGTGTCTTTATGAGGTTTGATTAGTTTTGTTATGATTTCTTGGTCGCCGTGAGATTTAGTAAATTCTGTTCGTCTTTTTATATACTCTTCCCATATGATACTATGATATTTGTTATTAAATCTCATTATACTAGAATTGAATATACCAGATGTAGGGTTAAAATCATTCATACCTACAAAGTTCTTTGATTCCCCTATCGTAGCCAGTTCATCTATGTTCTTCATAATTACTATATCTAAATCCATATATAGAGTATCACCCTCTAATTGACTATCTGGACTGAAGAGTTGGAGTTTATTGAACCAACCATGGAAGTCATGCCTTTTAAATGGTTTAAATTCTATATTTGTGTCTTTAAATTCTTTTCGTTTATGTATGATTATGTTATCGGTAAAACAGATAAATCTATGTGGTACAGTCAAGTTTCTTTTGACCATATTGTATAGATTTCTTACATAAGACCATGGCGCATTTGGTGGTACACAATACTTGTCGCCATAAAATACACAAGCGAAATTAAGCATACTGTTCCTTTAGTATGTCAAACGCTACACCATCTTCTATTTCTTGTAGAGTAAATTGATTGTTTGATACTGTTCTTAACCATACTGTCATATCTTCTCTACTTTTCATAGTTCTATTTTCTATGTTCGCAATATTACCTGATAAAGGATAACATACATTATTACTGTGTGTCACCACTGGCACTTTGTTTAACACAGCATCAACTGCTGCCAAACTCATACTAGTCACTAAACAATGACAGTCTTTTAGGGATTCTTTTATATCTGTTCCCCACCATTCATTGTTAGGTCTTGGTTTGTTTCTCATTCTAATAAGTCTATCTGTGTATATTCTTATTTCTTCACCAACTTCTTTAATCCAATCATCTTGTCCCATTTGATTGTTGTAGATAGTAAGTGTTTGTGACGATGGTGTTAGTAATATATGATTGCATTCACCTTGATTCCAACCTTTAAACTCTGCATCTATACCTTGATGTAGCAAATATCTATGGCGTGACCCATCTCTAGGATTTCCACCAGAGATGTGGATACCACCTTTTACTATTCTAAAGTAAGTTTTATCATAATCATTAATACTTGGTATTGGGTATCTCGTAATTTGTTCTGTAATATAACCTACATCTACATACCACCATTCTTCACCTTTTTCAATTACCTCTTGTATCTGTTTCATATTATTTCCAGCCAAACCCCAAAAAAAATGTATAGGTTTCATTGGTGTATCTTTCCAACCTTTTTCTATCACAGGCCATATCTTGTGTGATAGACAACTGTCCCAAGCAATTTTATGAGTTATAATCATATTGTAAATAAAAAATCACCATCTGTTATTTCTGGTATCTTTGTAGCTTCTATACCTTCTTCAATAGTTCTTACAGGTTTTAATCCTTGTCCTCTATGGTTATAGAAACATCTATAATTTCTTACGAAAAAAAACTCAAATGTTGTTTCTACTGCATACTTGTTAAACTTATCATATACTTCAACCATACAAGTTGGTTTATATTCTAGTATAGTATCAGCGGCACCAACCAATACATCTAACTCTACACCTTCTACATCTACTTTGATAAATCCTACATCATTTAGATTAAGACTATCTATTGTGACTGTATCTACTTCTATTCTTTGACCATTTACTAAATTTTGAAAACTAGAATTAGATAATCTTTTGTCATCTACATAAAAAGCAGATACACCTTCAAAGTTGCTAACAGCTGTGTTATGTGTAATAACATTATTATGTTTTTGTTTTATCTTTTCTAATTGTTCATACACAGGTTTTACAGCCTCAAAACATATTACTGATTTTGAGTGTTCAGCAAAGTGACTAGCATACATACCAGTTGCCGCACCTATGTCTAATGTATTTTTAAATTTATTAAGATAAGGTGTAGTTTGTCCTATCATAAACTCTTTTAAATGTAAGTCTAATATATGTTGTTTGAATACTCTTTTTTGTAATACTTTATCGTTTAAAATCATTTCATTAATATTTGTAAAGCAATTCTAGTACCTGATTTACAAATCCCTCCTCTGTGCATACCAGCAGGATCAAAGATACATAGATTGCCTTTGTCACTAGTAAAAGTTTTCTCTTGTTCTAATATTCTTTCTTGCTCTTTAGTACCATCTAATAAACATCTACCAAAGTTATGCGATACTCTTAATTGTTTTGGTAATTGAAAAACAACTGCTCTTGATTCTGGTGTATGACAATAACTACCAGTTGATATAGCTCTACCAAATACATTTTGTAGTTTATCATGTACCCATCTATTAGATTTTTCTACATAACTAAATGGACCATCGTCTTCTGTAATAGCATTTAGATACATCATAGCTTTCATTACATTTTCTTTAGGGTCTATATGTAAGTTAGTCGTCTTTGTGATAGTTGTACAATCATATAAGAATTGTTTATAGTTTTGGTCAGTAGGTTTAGCAATATGTAATACTACATTCTTAACTTGTAGTGGTTTGAAACTATTGTATTTTGTGGCAGCTTGTAATATACCCATAGTATTAAATTTATCATTTACATATCTAACTATCTCTGGACCTAATTGAGTTGCTCTATCAAACTTTCCTGGTGGTGGGTTCCAATCAGGTTGATCAAGTAATTTTGTAATCTCACCTTTTAATATATCTTGTAGTTCTTTTATATTAGCATGTCTATATGATATACCATTTTCAAATAAATCTTCGTATATTTCATTTGTTGGTAAGCCATTGCCTATTCTACTTAACTCAAAATTATTATAAAATTGAAACATAGCATTTAACTTTTGAAATAATTTAGGGTCAGGTTTCTTTGACATATACCATTGATAGCCTTCTTCAAATAGTTTTAAATCTTGGTATTTAAATCCTTCTTTCATAGTAGTCACAGCTTCCTGTCTACCATTATCAATATATCTATCTTCTTTTATTACATCTGGAAAATCAGCAATATCAGGAAATACAAAACCGTGGTCATGTATAGGATTATCAAAACGCATGGTAATCAAATCTCCTACATAGTTCATTTTCTGATACTTGTACTAATTTTTTAAGTTGATTATATGTCATACTTTCATTTACACTAATAGGTTTACCAAGTTGTTTGTTATTGGCACCGTGTACATAAATGTTTTTTCTAATAGCTTCTTCATCAAAGTCTTCATTGTTTAATTTTAATACCTGGATTAAACTATCTGGTAGTTGTTCCATCTTACAATATTGAACATTAGGATACTTGCCAAGATAATGTTGATAATAATCCCATACCATATTCTTTTTATCTAATATGTTTTCTACAAAGGTATTGTAATCTTGTGATTTACATTCTTGTTCTAATCTAATATCTGGGTGCCAATTCCAATCACTACCATGAGCTTTCTTTTTACTTCTATGTGTCCATAAACTATGTACAAATGTAGCTGGGTGTCTTATGAAACCAAATACTTGTTTACCTGTGTCTGGTGTTGCGTGACTATCATAAATGTCATCACCTAATACTTTACAATTACTTACATACTTCTTAAGCATTTGTTTTACAGTTCTTCCACCACACTTTGGATTGTGTATGAATAATGAATTTTTAAGTTCTATCGCCATCTAATAATCTTTTATGTACTATACCTTTATTTAATTCTTCTAATGTCCATTGTGTATAAGCACAATCATTTAACCATTGTGTTCTATCAAAGTCACATTCTAAACTAAGATTATTTAGAACATCTAAATTGTGGTAAGATACTGGCCAAGAAAAACTAGAGTTATCTAAATTGATAACTGGTATTCCTTCACACACAGCTTCTGTTGCAGCATTACTAGAAAATGTCACACATGCCCAAGCTTTACTAAAATCATCATATAAACTTTGGCCACCATTTGATTTATTCCAACCAGCATAGTTATTACTAATCTCTACATTTTCTTCCACAAGTTTTTCTTTATTAAATCTATCTAAAAATCTAGGGTGTAATCTAACTCTAATCTTTTTACTTGATATATTTCTAATTTGTCTAATTGTTTTAATAATCCAATCGTCATACTTCTCACCTCTTTCAATCAAAGGATTTAAACTTGTATCTATTGGATTTTGTAATAGCAATAAAATGTATTGTGAATCATCATAATCATTATTCTTCCATGGCTTAATTTGTATGTCTTGTTCTTTTTGTATTCTTTCCCATCTATCACTAGGACTATTTTCATTAAAGAATATACCCTTGTTATATGTAAAATGATTTAATCCTACTTTGTAATAATTAGTTTCTGGTTTATCAAAGTCTATGTTTTTTCTAAAGACAGCTTGTTCAATAACTATTCTAGGTTTACCTGTACTATCCATAAACTCATGCTGATCTGTCATTTTGTTTTTAAATATACCTAACACATTTGTTTGAATAAATGCGTCAATATCTTTCATGTCTAGTCTTTTAGCATCATCAAAGGATACTAATTTAAAATCTTTGTGAGTAGGAAATACCCAACCCATTTCTGTTCTAAAACTACCTTCTATACCAACTATCATTTTAAAAATACCATACCAGCTCTTTTAAAAAAGTTCTTTCTCATTTGAGATAAACTCTTAAATTCATTTGTAAGTTCTTCGTTATATCTTAATCCATAGTCTTTAAATACATCTATCCAATAACTTTGATCTCTACAATTAACATGATGATGACCTGGCCAACCTGGAGGTGCCGCAGTCACAACAGCCATAGTACCCTTTTCAAACAATGGCATATAGTTAGGCACATACTTTTCTTCTACATGCTCTAAAAATTCTGTACACCATACTAAATCAAAAGTCTTATCTAATGTTGCTTCTCCTAGTGTAAAGTCATGTACTAATGAGTAATCAGTATTCTCTATAACAGTTTTATCGCCATCTACACCATACCAATCTATACCCATACCATTGGCAACTTCTCTCATACCACCTGGTCCACAACCTATATCTAGCATAGATGTTGTTTTAAATCTTTCTTTTATATATTGTAATAGTGGTCCATCTGTATTTGTTCTATTAAGATGTCCACCTAAATGTTCTGGTACTGTCATTTGTAAAACTTTACTGCCAAGTGTTTATCTGTTGGTCCATCTGACATAACCTTGTTTATATTTTTAAATTTATGTTGTTCAACTAGTTCTTTTAGTTTAGGAAAATCATAACCTGATTTATGTAAATCCCAAGCACTTTCATCACCTTCTCTTTGCCAACCCCAAAATCCAGCACGACAATGGTCTTTTTGTTTCTCATCTAACTTATCCCAATTATTCCATTGCCATAAGTGTAAGTTCATATTAGGTACTAACATAGTTATCTCTGCGCCTGGTTTACATATATTGTACCATGCATCTAAAGTCTTTACTGCTTGTGCGTGTGTTAAGTGTTCAAAGAAATGGCGTGAGTAAATGTTCTCTACTGTGTTTGGGTCTATGTGTTTCTCTACTTCCCAAGCAGCACATACAATATCATCTTCTCTAATCTTTCTTATATCTACTTGTCTATAATCTTTTTTACGAGGTGTTTCTCCACCACCAAATTCTATGTCCATTTTTTTGGGTCCCTATCTAAATAAGTTAATACATTACCAGAGTAAACATCTTTTTCCTGGAATTGATTATTTGCTAAATTACACAACCATTCATATCTATTGTCAGGATATATTGGTGTATCTATTTTAGTTAAGTCTTGTAAAGATAATGGTACTGCAACAGAGTGTTTTGGTAGATATGTAAATGATGGAACACCCTGCATTATAAATCTAATAACAGCATTTGATTGAAAAGATACAACAGCCCAAGCGTCTTGTGCATCTATTTCTACTGGTCTTGGATTATACTGACCATTTGGTTTCTTATACCTAATAACTATTTCTCTATCTGTATTAGCTTTCACTTGATCTACCATATCTTTTAAAACATCAGCGTGTGTCAACCCTAAAAACTCACACATATGAAACGATGGTGGTATAATATAAACTTTCTTGCCATCTTTTTTCCATGGGTGTAATTCAAAGTCTTCTAAACCTTGTCTTTTTAATTTAAATAAACCTGTTTCTCTAATATCATCTATTGTTTCTTTATTAAATTCGTTCTTACAAACTCTAATATATGGATTTCTAAATAACTCATGGCTAGACTTTTTAGCTCCGTGTATCTTATGATAAAAGTATGCTTGATCAAAGAAGTAAAAATCTATCTTCTCTTTTATTGCTTTTTGATATATCTTGTGTGTACTTCTTAAAAATCCCCAAAAAGCATATGCACTTGTAGGTAATTGTGGATTATTAAATTCTTCTAACGCTTGCCATCTATGATCTACATCTTTTGGTAATGGATTTTTATGTACAATCATGTCATCTTTGTATTGCTTTTGTACATGCTTTTTTTCAAATGTTTGAAAGACACAGTTATCTACTCTATTTACAAAGCCATGTATAACTCTATCGTTAAATCCCTTACCTGTTTCAAATCCGATTATCATTTTTTTATATAGAATTTTTGAAATTTGTTCCAAAACATTCCACTCTCTACTTCTTCCTGTGTCCAATGGCAATTAATATAGTAATGTAAAAATTGTAGTCTATTAACCTCTTTAGGATTTTCTATATCTTCTAACTTACCAGAGCTCCAATTACTAGCAAAACAACCCTCGTGTGTAGAAAACATAGGTATACCTTCAATCAAAGCAACAGCAGCTGATGTAGAGGTATAACATACTACTGCCCAAGCATTTTTCATATCATCTAACAAATCAGTTTTACCTAAAGCTGTATGAGTTATGTCTTTATGGTTTTCTAATATCCAATCTAAATTCTTTCTGTCTTCTTGTAGTTCTAATGTTTCTTTAGCATGATTATGTGATCTAATTATTATTGGTCTTTGTGTATGCTTTCTTAATTCTTCTACAGTTTCTTTAGCCCATTCATAACAACCTTTACCAAAAGATGAGAATCCACCAAACCCTCTATTCAAACAAAGTAATATATGATTACCTTCAGTTCTTAAAGGTTTTAATTCTAATCCCATATCTTTTAACACTTGTGGTTTTCTTTTAAATGTAAGAGGTTCTGGTGTCATATAGTCTGCGTGCTGTGGGTGTATTGACCTATATGGTATTCTATAATATCTTGTCATCTTTTCATAGTATTTTAAAACATTACTATCAAAGAAAAATACTTGCTTACTAGTATTTCTTCCAGAGGCTTTTTCTCTTAAATTATGTGTTGGAGAGCTGATACCATCTGATTTAAAAGCAAAGACTACATCATAATCTGTTGGTGCTACTTCAGTATGATCTTCCATACAATAGTTAACTTTAACATCATGTTTCTCAGCACCTTTACCAAACGCTTGTAATAGGTCTCTCTTAGGACCAGCACTTGTTGTTTTTAACCAAACAGTTAAAGTTCTTTGTCTAGCTTGATATCTTTTAGCTTGTTGAGGAGTCATAACAGTTTCCAGTTCCCATTGTCCAGTTTCGTCTATTATATACTTTCTACCCATTATTCTATGTCAACCTTTACAGTATTGTTATATTCTTCGTACCAATCTTCAGCATAATCACAATCTTTATAATGTTTAAAATATGGGCCACCTTTTGTATAGTGTAAGTTTTTTACATCAGGTTTTTTATCGTACTCACCAACTAACCAATTCCATTCTAATGGTATATCACCTATTAAGTTATCATCATCTATCCATTTAAATTGATGTAGCTGTGATCCTGTTGATGTATTTACAAAGTCACTGGTTAGTGTTGTACACTTTCTACAATTCATCAACATAAAACTAGACCAATTCTTTCTAGGATATATTGTTTGTTCTTGTCCTAAAAATTTTGTCTTTTCTTTTGGTACATAATCATGTTTAGCTACTTGTACCGCATATCTATCGTCCCTTAACGCCCATAGTTCTGATATATCAGCTTTCATTAACATATCACAATCCATAAACAATGCCCAACCTGAATAGTCCATAAGTTTAGGTACAATAAATCTACTGAAAGAAAACTCAGTTGATTCTATCTTACTTCGTTCTCTACTAAATTCATATTTAATATTAGGTTGATAGAGTGGTGTTATTCTAATTGGTCTTGTTGCGTTTCGTAATATACTTTGTGATAGAACATGGTACGCAATCTTTTCGTTTCTATCGTATCCTATAAAAATATTAATCATTTGTTTGTTTCACCCATTCTGGACTATTATCCTTGTATTTTCTTTTACCCTTTTTGTGATCTATGTAAGGGTTAATTTCTTTATCTCTAGCTATGATATGACCCCCATGGCCATCAGCTTTGTTTCTTTCTTTTGGTTTAATCATGTTTCTAGTATTGTCTAAAGCATGACAATCAGTTTTATTTACCATGTTCCAAATTTTGTCTTCTGTATAATGACTTAAATATAAATCAAAGAATTGTTTACTATCTTCGTCTTTACAATTAAATCCTATAACACCACATTCAGTATAATGATCTCTACCATAAAAAGTAATAAACTTATCATCTGGAATAAAAGTATCCATAAAATTATTTGGTATCTCTTTCATAAAGATATTATCTGCGTCTAACCACATAAACTTTTTACCTAGTTTACTTGCATGGTATTGTGCGAATACTTTATGTGAAAATCTTACTGCGTTTTGTAAGAAGTCACTGTCATCATTCCATACTTTGTCTTTATGTCTTTCTTTAAACGCAACTAGTTCTGGCATCTCTTTTAGTATATTTACATAAGTTATACCAGCGTAATTAGGATATTGATAATCTTCTTCTACATAACAAATCATTTTGATTGTTTGTTTTGTTTCAGCATATGTTTGTAAAAACTTATATGCGTAATCATCATACAATCTTTTATTAAATGTAGTGATGAAGAATTTATCTTCGTCTGTCCAGATTAACTTTTCCATCTTCTCAAATCTTCTTTTATCATATCTCTAACTAATGTTTCTAGTGTATGTTTAGGTCGCCACAATAACTTTTCTTTTGCTTTTGTACTATCACCAACAAGTAAATCTACTTCTGCTGGTCTAAAAAATTTAGGATTTGTTTTAATTATATGTTCTCTAGTATGTACATCTATTACTTCATGTCCATTAAATTCATAAGCTATTTGTAGTTCATCTAAACATCTTACTATAAAATCTTTTATTTGAATTGTCTTACCTGTTGATATAACAAAATCTTCTGGTTCATCTTGTTGTAGCATTAACCACATCGCTTCAACATAATCTTCAGCGTGACCCCAATCTCTATATGATTCTATATTACCTAATTCTAATACTTTACCATTCTTTGTATATTCTACTAAACCTTTTGTAATTTTTCTAGTGACAAATTCTTCACCTCTCATTGGACTTTCGTGGTTAAATAAAATACCACTACAAGCAAAGAGACCATAACTCTCTCTATAATTTTGTGTTAAGTAATGTGAATATGCTTTAGCAACTCCGTATGGACTACGAGGGTGAAATCTTGTTGTTTCTTTTTGTGGTGTTTCTTGTACCTTACCAAACATCTCTGATGTTGAAGCTTGATAGAATTTTATTTTAGGAAACTTATTTCTTATTACTTCTAATATGTTTAGTACACCTAGAGAGTTTGTTATAGTAGTGACTTGTGGTTGTTCAAATGATAAACCTACAAATGATTGTGCTGCCAGATTATAAAATTCATCTGGTTGTACTTTTTCAATAACTTTCTCTATATTGTATGGTTCGCCTAAATCTATATCCACAAACTCAATCTTGTCTGTAATACCTAGTTCATCTAAACGCCAATATCTATTACCTGTATTACGCCTCTGAGCGCCGTATACCTTGTATCCTTTATCAAGTAGTAGTTTCGCTAGATAACCACCGTCTTGTCCTGTCACTCCTGTTATAATCGCCTTTTTCATTTGATCCTTGTCATATCACCTAGTTTATCTAAACTACTTATATTAGTTTCAAAAACACAATCAACTAAATCATATCCATATACTCTGGCATATAGTAGTCTTTTGTTTCCGTACTTAATTAAATTGTCATTTACTATCAATGGCCATACCATACCATCTTTCTCAATTCTTTCTACAAGCTTTTCATAACCTAATGCATCTATAACACTATGTCCGTATGCTAGGTCATTTACATTAACCGATTGTGTAGTATAACCTTTAATTGTTTTATTTGCTTTTAGAATTTTCATAACCAACTTTTGCTACATAATAACTATCTACTATATCTGATACAGGATTACCTATCTTTGTTGTATCAAATATCTTTTTTAAATCGGTATTAGTTTCTTTACTAAACGATTCATACATTAATTCTTTATCGGCGTTTCCTTTTCCAGATGCGCCTTTCTTAACTACACTTGGTACAACTGTATCATAATCTATATCCATTGTCTGTAATTTATATTTAAGTATACCACAGTTCTCAGCAATTTGAAATACTGCTTGACCTTTAGAGCCAAACGAGTAGCCTTCAATGAAAACTTTTAAGTGTGAATTTATTGTTTGATTAATTGTGTCAAATGTCCAATCAGATATTTGACTAAATCTACGAATAGGTGTATCGTATTCCATATGTTCAAAACCAAAAATATTATAACTCATTTTACCAATATATTTTTTCTTGTTTGTCAAATAGAAAAATTTACTATTCTCAAATACAAAATCATTTGTTATACAAATTGCTGGACTTGTTAAACTATAATCAATTCCAACTATCGTCTTCAGATTCGTTTGTCCAGATTGTTTCTTCTCCATCATCACTAGTCACTTCCTCTACTTCGTGTCCACAGAATGGACAAGTCAATGGCTCAAGGTCTTGTACCTCAATGTCCCATTGTATAGAGTATTTAGTTTCGCAGCTAGAACAGGTCTTTTGTCTTGTTTCAATCATTATAATTTAAATTTTTTAAACTGGTCTTTTTTCACATCTTGGTTGATACCACCAATAACATATGATTCAATCTCTGTTTCTTGTGGTGCGTTTTGTGAGCTTCTACTATTTAACCAATGGTCTGTCCATGGTAATGGATTAGTCTTTTGGTCATAAGCAGGTTTTAAACCAATTGCTTTCATTCTTCTATTAGCTGTGTATTCTACGAATTGATGTAATAACTTTTCTGATAGTCCTATCATAGAACCTTGAGAAAATAGATAAGTTGCCCATCTTTTTTCTTCTCCTACTGCGTCATCATACATTGTATAAACTTCTTTTTCAGTATCTTTAATTACTTTGTCCATTACTTTATCTTTTTCAATATCTCTATAATTGTTTATTATTCTTTGAGATATGGCCAAATGTTGACTTTCATCTCTAGCAATAAAAGATATAATTTTTGCTGAACCTTCTAATAGTTTTAATTCACCAAAAGCAAAACTACAAGCAAATGATACATAAAATCTTAAACCCTCTAATATATTTACAGTCACTAAAGCTTTCCATAACTTTTTCTTTAATTCATACTCGTCAACTTTAGTTCTATCTAAATGCCATCTGTGACCTATCGCAATTAAATCATCATAATTTTTTGTGACTGATTGTGCTCTCTTTTCTATCTTCTCGTCTTTGAGAATAGTATCAAATACATCACTTGGATTAGAATATAAGTTCTTAATGATGTATGTATAAGACCTACTATGGATTGTTTCCATAAAGTCCCAAGTCACTATACAACCCTCTAATTCTGGTAATGATACAAATGGTAAGAATGCCAAACATGGACCACGACCTTGTACACTATCTAACATAGTTTGATATTTTAAATTAGATGTAAAGATTGATTTCTGTTCTGGTCTTAATTCTTGGTAATCGTTTCTATCTTTTTGTAAAGATACTTCTTCAGGTCTCCAAAAGAAACCAAGTTGTTGTTGAGTTAGTTTATCAAAGATAGGATACTTCATTGAATCATATCTTTGTACAGCCAAGTCCTCTCCAAAGAACATTGGTTGCTTTAAAAAACTGACATCTTTACTTTTGTTGAATACTGATCTAGCCATAGCGTTTTATTTATACTTCCTTAGATTGTACAAGAATCACAGTTCTCTGGATCCTCATCTTCGTTGCCCGGTCCTTCTGGTACATTATCTGTGAAACCTATTGGGTGTGCAGGCTCGTCAATATCTTTTTTACTATCATATGTATTTTGATAATAAGATGTTTTCCAACCTAATCTATATGTCGTTAATAAATCTTGTGCCATTTGTGATAATGGTACTTGGTTGTCTTCAAAGTGTTCAGGATTGTATGACCAATTACCACTTATTGCTTGGTCAAAATACTTTTGCATTACTGCTACTACATTGATATAACCCTCGTTTGATTTCATATCCCATAGTAAAGTATAGTTATTTTTTAATTTCTTATAGTCTGGTACCACTTGTTTCAATGGACCTTTTTTAGATTTCTTAATACTTAAATAATCTCTAGGTGGTTCAATACCGTTAGTAGCATTTGAAACCACACTAGAAGATTCAGATGGCATTTGAGCAGAGAGTGTGCTATGTCTTAATCCATGCTCTTTAATTTCTTTCCTTAACCACTCCCAATCATAAGTTAGACTTCTGGTCACAACCTCGTCTACCTCTTTCTTGTAAGTGTCTATTGGTAAGATACCATCTGAATATTTTGTTCTATTAAAGTATTCACAAGCGCCTTTTTCTTTAGCCAAAATATTACTTGCCTTTAATAGATAATATTGAAATGCTTCAGTAAGTTTATCAACTTGTTTCCAACCCATCTTTTGTTCATATGAATAACCTTTTTTAGCTAGATAGTGAGCAAGACCAATATAACCTATACCTAAACTTCTTCTAGCTTTTGTACTAATCTCTGCTGCTTTAACTGGATACTTTTGATGGTCAATAATTTCATCTAAACCTCTAACTGCTAGTTCGCATAGTTCTTCTAGTTCATCTCTTTTATCCACTGTACCTACATTGATAGCAGATAGAATACATAAAGCAATCTCGCCTTCTCCGTCAATGTGTTGAATAGGATCTGTTGGTAAAGTTATCTCTTGGCATAAATTTGACATTCTAATTATATCTTTAAATGATGAGTGAGTATTACAGTGGTCTATATTCATAATATAAATTCTACCTGTTTCTGCTCTTTCTTTTAGTATGTCAAAAAATAATCCTTGTGCTGCTATCTTTCTTTTCTTTACACTAATTTTTCTTTCTGCTTTTAAGTACAGATCATCAAACTCTGGTGTACCCCAAGCTTCATATAGCTCTGGTACTTCGTGTGGTGAGAATAAAGTTATTTCTTCTTCGTTGATAAATCTTTCATAAAATAGTTTTGAAATTTGTATAGAGTAATCTAATTTTCTAACTCTATTATCTTCACTACCTTTGTTGTTCTTTAAAACAATAATGTCTTCTATCTCTTGGTGCCAAATAGGGAAGTGAACAGTAGCCGAACCACCTCGTACTCCATTTTGAGTACAGCACTTGACTGTTGCTTCAAACTTTTTAAGGAAAGGAATAACGCCGGTGTGTTGTACTTCACCTCCTCGTATCCTCGCATTGATACCTCGTATTCTACCAGCATTAATACCAATGCCAGCCCTTTGCGCAACATACCTTCCAATAGCCATATCACTAGAAAAAATGCTAGGTAAAGTATCATCAGTATCAACGAGAACACAACTTGCATACTGTTTAAGAGGAGTTCTGACACCCGCCATAACTGGTGTTGGAATATTGATTTTAAATTGTGAAATTGCGTCATAGTATTTTTTAACATAAGTCATTCTCTTTTCTTTTGGATAGTTCATAAAGACAGATGCGGCAATCATCATATACATAAATTGTGGTGTTTCATGTATCTCGCCATTACTTCTATCTTGTACTAGGTACTTGTCAATTACTTGTCTTAAACCAGCGTATGTGAAAGTGTAATCTCTCTCGTGGTTTAACCAGTTTTCCATTCTATCAAAATCTTTCTTTTGATATTTTTCTATTAGTTCTTTGTCGTATAATTTTTTCTCAACAGCTGAAGTCACATGGCTAAACAAATGTGGGTGGTCCCAAAGTTTACCAATAACTTTTTTTCTTAAACTATAAAGTAATAGTCTTGCCGCAACATATTGATAGTTTGGATTATCTAAATCAATTAAGTCTGCTGCTGATTTGATAAGGATTTGTTGAATATCATCTGTTGTAATATTATCTATAAATTGAAGACCGCTTTTCATCTCCACCTGAGATGATGAAACACCTGATATACCTTCAACAGCATACTCTACCATCTCGTGTATTTTCTCAATGTTCAATGGCTCTTTGCCTCGTTCACCTCTTTTTATTACATTTATATTCTCGGCCATTGGTCTCCTATATCTTTTTATATTCGTTAAGTTTTGTTAATGCGGATAGTTTTGAAAATGTGTTAGTATGTATAATATCAGATAACTTCGTCTTTGTCAACCCTGCTATAATCATATCGTTAATGTCTTTATGTCGCATATCTTCTGGCCACACTACCAAGTTGTAATCTTTTTCAACAACATCATACATACGCTTTATAATTTCTTTGTTTCTTGGTTCGTTGTCAAATATATATGTGACTTCTTCATTCTTAATTTTGTTTTTTAAAACTAAATCTGCGCCAGCAGCAGCCAGACAATTATCAACAAATAAACTATCAATCGGACCTTCAACGATATATACCTGTCTTTGAAAATTGACTCTTTCCAAACCATAAACTTTTTGTTTGTTTTCATCTAATTTTACCGTTAGATACTTTGGTTGTTCTTTGCCAAAAGCACGACCTTGGAAAGCAAATATTTTTCCTGTAGTGTCGTAAAAGGGTATAACTAATCTTGGGTGATCTTGTTTAGTATTAAAAGTCTTAGGTTTAACTTTGTTTACTAACTCACCAAATTTATCACAGAAGTATAACTTATCAAAAAATTCAACAGGTATCTTTCTGTTGATACAATATTTTTTGGCTGGGTGTTCATCATCTAATTTCGTAATACTTTTCAAATCAGTTATAATATTAGTTTCTTCAAACACAGGTTTGAAGTCAAACATATCGGGCTTCGGTGTCGCTGGAGCCGACTTCTTATATCTTTCTAATAGATATTCAGAATACATTTTTGGATCAATTGACTTGATAAAATTTGCCAAGTTTTGACCCTGGCCACAATTGTGGCACTTAAAGAACATATCATTTTTTACTCTATACAAATATGCTCTAGATTTTAATTTTGATTTTTTCGAATCACCACAGTGTGGACAACGAAAATTAAACAAGTAGTCATTCTTTTGTTTGAATTGACTTAGCCTGCTTTTTAGATTGGATATAAATTTTAGATCAATATAACTGGACATAACACAAATACTAATATACCATACTTATGTAAAAAAGTCAACCCTAATTTGAGGCCATCATATGTACTATTGGCATAAAGTTCTTTGATAGTATCCACCCTAGGACTATCGCACCACCCATTATAAGCCATTTATATCGCTCTAGCATGCCAACTCTACCACCTATATCTATCTTTAAACCTTTGATTTCAATGAGTAGTCTTTTCTCGCTTGTTTCTATATCTCTCTTTAATTCTCTATAAACATCAGATATTTCATCTGCTCTATCTTTGAGTTTATCAAAAATAACTTCGTCTATCTTTTCTTGTCTTGTAATTTTTTCTTCGTGTACAGCTAACATAGATTTAATAGATGAAGATACATCTGTTAACTTATCAATGGCAGTATCTATTCTACCATTAATATTGTTTACATTCTCAATATCTTTTCTTAATGATTCTATATCTACTTTAATTTCTGTTGTATCTGCCATAGTGTTTGTTCCTGTTTTGTTTCATAATATAATCTACCGTTAAGGCGTGTATAATATAGTCTAGTCGTATCGGATTTTGTGCATAGAAAGCACCATCTTATAAATTGACTACCTTATTATTTATTTTTATGAAAAAGTCTATATAACTAAGCGACCCATTGATGTCGTTGTAGTGTATTTAGTCTTTGTAGCTTCCAAAGCTTTATAAAAGTTCTCCTTCTTCTTCGTAATTTTTGTTTCTTAATTTTAATCCAGCGTAAATTGAGTAAATATAATTTTCGTTTTTTAGTATTTCGTATTATCCTTTTTGCTATTAGCTTTAACTTCTTTTGTTGAAGTAGTGTCATAACCCTCCGTCTATGTTGATTGAAATGTAAAAATCTTAATTAGTTCTTCCTTTCCTTTAACTTTGATTGTACCAATACTTTTTGTCTTAAATGTATCTGGTAATTGTTCTTGTGTATAAGATGACCATATAGTCTTGTTGTCTATATGATCGTGTCTTCCAGCCGTTGCTTCTAATCTTGCCGCTAAATTAACAGCGTCACCAACAACTGAATAGTCAAGTCTTGTTTTAGAACCCATATTACCAACAATTGCTATTCCTGTGTTAACACCTGTTCCAACATTAATGTCTGGTAATCCTCGTTCTTTGTAAATTGTTTTTAGTTCTTTAACTTTTTCTTCTATCTCTTTAGCAGACTTAACAGCCATCTCTGCGTGGTTGTCCATATCTAAAGGAGCACCAAATATTCCCATTACACAATCTCCCATAAATTTATCTATCATTCCACCATTGTTTAATATTATCATACTAATCTCATTTAGAAATTCGTTTATTAATTCAACTAATCCTTCTGGGTCGTCTTTGTTTTTATAGTATTCAGATATAGGTGTGAATCCTACAATGTCTATGAATATATACGACATCTGTTTTCTAACACCACCAAGTTTTAATTTCTCAGGATTCTTTACAAGTATAGCAACTTGTCTTGGATCTAAATATTTCTCAAACTGTTTTCGTATTTGTTGCTTTAATTTAAACTCTAAAATAAATCTATTGAATATGCTATGAAATCCTACTATCGTAAATACAATTATAATCCAACTTACATCTACAAGCATTAAGTGTTTTGTAAAGAAGTAATAACTTAACCATACAGCTATTACATACCAAGATAATAGTTTTAAACCAATCGCCCAATATGGCGCAAATCTTGCCATCAATATAATTACTAAACCTAATACGAAAGATATAGCTAGTTCAGCTAGAAAACTAATATCTATTCTCTTTATGTTCTTTCCATCTAATACTGTATCTAATGTTGACGCTGTAAGTTCGTATGCGTATCTTTCACCCACTGGTGTTGCTATAATACCACTTAATCCTTCAGCGTTCATACCTATGATAACTGTCTTACCCTCTAAAGTAATTTCGTTAGTATCTAAATCTGCTATTGATATTGTAGGATAACTTTTGTTCCATCTTAACCATATTCTACTATTCGCATCTGTTTCTATCTTATTGAAACCTGGCACTCTTAATGCTATGATACCAGCGTCACCTGACTTAACTTGATAACTAGGTGCGCCTACAGCAACTCTAATAACTTCTATTGCCATAGCTGGATAAATGTCTTCACCTATTTTCATAAGTAAAGGTATTCTTCTAACTACTCCATCTACTTCTGGTATTGTATTTGCTACACCAACACCACTAGCGTTATGAAACTTCTCTATTGGTCCTAACATTCCACCCCATTCAAATAAGAAAGGTAGTGGGTCATTGATTTTGGCAACGCCTCTAGGTACAGAGTTTTTATTGATTTGATTTGTTCCTGTTTGTGATATTATTATACCATGTTCTAGTACACTTGTCAATGCGTCATCACCACCAAGTCTATCTGGCTCACTAAACAGTATAGGTAATACTATAACACCAGCGCCTTGTTCTCTTAATTGCACTATTACATTAGCAAGTACATCTCTTTTCCAAGGCCATTGTCCATACTTCTCTATGGCCTTTTCATCAATAGATACTATTGCTATATTTTGTGAAATCTCTTTTTGTTCTGATTGAAGTAGTAAGTCAAACCCTTTTAGTCTTAATATCTCTTTTACTTGTGGGTCTTTAAAACCTATAAATGTAAGAACAAATAAAGTTATAAAAGCAATTGTCCAGTGCGTGAATATTTTACTTATCATCTGCCTCTGGTTTTCTTTTTATACCATCACACTTCTCTCTCACTTCAGCAAACTGGTCGGGTAATTCTAAATTTTTATAACGAGAACACATTTTTAACATTTCTAATTGTTGTCTTATTAATGCGTTTTCATTAAACACTTTTCTATATTCTTTTGAACAAGTGGTAGTCAATGGTATTCTTAATCTTACACCTATTGTTCCTCTATCATCTTCATATCCACTACCAGATGTACCTGTACCTGTATTATCTTGTTTAGAATATTCCATGTAAGGTTCTAAAGTAGGTCCTTGACAATGATTGTCATTTGATAAGTAATCGTTTCTTGCGTCAGCAGGTCTTATTGAAATAGCAAATAAAATAAGCAACGCTAATAACAGATATGTAAATCTATTTGGTGCCATCCGAAGTACCTCCATGTTAGTAGTCTCCAGTGACTTCTCGTTTAAAGTCTTTTAAATCGTATTTTAAATCTTCAACAGTATTTGACATTTTGTAATAACTGTCATTTAATGCCTCTACTTTTGCTCTAGCACTAGATATTTCTGATTTCGTACTTGTCATTTCTCGGAAAAATTCTTCTCTTCCTTCTGTATATGCTCTATTTAAATTCTTTACTTCTATTGTAAATCTTTCATCAATAGCTGCTACCGTATTTGTCATTTCTCTTAATTGTAGAGTGTGTTGTTCAATTGTGTTGTTTAGTTTTATGATTGTGTTGATACCTGTATATAGCGTACCTAAAACAGCAGCTAATATTGGTACCCATGTGATAAGTTTTTTGATTTCCATAGTTTCTCCTTAATTCTGTGTGACTGTAGCTGAACAACTAGCAGATACACAGTTTTGTTCCAAATAGTAGTTTTGATCTGTACTACTATCTTGTGTTAATGTTATTGATGTATTGTTTCCACTCAAATTAATGTGGGCGTCATGGCTACCTGA